TTTTTAAAGGAAAAAAGAATGTTTCATTAAATTTCAATTTGCCCAATACGCTTAACTTCGCCATTTATTTTTACCTTTTGATTTCTTTTTGCACTTTGTTCAGTATTGAGCCACAGAGGATCAATGATCACAGATACCTGTATTCTTTCTTGGTTTTTTGTTCCGTCTGGTGGTTCAATTAATATCTTTTCTTGTTGACTTATTTCTCGATCAAACGTACCGAAAGAAAACCAGAGGTAATTATTGATTATTCTAGAATTGACTAACATTACCTCTTGGTCTTCATCGACAAGGAGTTTAACTATTTTAATTGAGGTCATCAGCTACATTAGGAGAGAATGGCGACGTTGCCATCGGTTTAATGTCAAACACATTGCCACTAATAGTTAGAGTTACGTTTCCTTGTAGGAAATTGCCTTTTTCACCACTAACATTTTGGCTAACATTTGTCTGAAACCCTAAACCTCCGCGCTGTCCCATATAGACAATTTCGAGGTAAATTCGCTCACCTTTTTGCTCTGCGGCCTTTACGATTTCATATCCAGGATCACCAAATACAAGCGGACCCGATACCGACCCAGTACTCATGATCTCAGAGATAAATTTCTCCACCGCCATTTCACCAAAGACGGAATCAGTAACCTCAGTAGAGGAGGTGTCAACGTTAAAGGTCTTGGCGCTCAAAAAAGGAACCCAAGATTTAATCGTGCATTTTTGAGCGGGAGTACCAACAGCAGCAGCAATTTTGGAAGGTTCGATCTGGATTGCTGTCTGAGTTAGCGTCGTCGTTTTTGTTCGGACGATCACATAATCACCGGCAGTCCCCACATAAATTAAAGTGCCAGCATATAAAAGGCGACCAAAACCCCCAGTCGCTACGGTAAGAGTGGTATCACCTAAGACGATTGCGGAAGCTAAATCGGCTACTCGTGTGGGAGGTTCTTGTCCAAATCCGTAAGCACCAGAAATAAAAAATTGCGTATCACGGCTAGGGGTGAGGTTGTCACTCCGATTCAACTCTAAAATCTGATTGGACATTCTAATCACTGACTAAACTTTTCTAGTTATATTGTACTATAAAAGATTAGTAAATGTGTACTCTAGAAGTCTAAAAGCCTAGCAGTAGTGATTTTAAAGGTCACTTTTGGTCTGATAATCCCCTCGGAGGTTTTGGTATAGAGGGTTAGGCGAGGCTGATCTAGAAAATTCCAGTAGCGAGAAGATTTAAGTCTCTCGATCACCGGTGTTAAGGATTTCTCTAGATTGTACTGTTTTAGGGTAATGCAATAGTTATTTATACCTACGGTATATCCTAGTAAATTTTCGTGATAAGGATTAGGCTCTCTTTGAATAATTGCTTCGATGCCGCTATTAGGTTTTACTTTATAGTTAGGGGGTAATTCAGGAGGCTCTACCCAAATAGCATCAATTTCTTTTAAATTTTGCCCTGTAGGGCTTGTTATTTCGTATTTACCTAAGTCAGCGCCGATAAGTATCTTTAAATTGTTTCTAATACCTAATAAAATATTTCTTAATTCTGATTCACTCATTTAATTTTTCCTTTAAGATTTCACTATAAGCCTCAATTGGATTATAGTCTTCTATAGCCGTGTCGATAAATGGGCGGGCGGGAACATCTGTCACCGTCCCATCGTTACGCTCTATTTGATACCCTTCATGGACAAGAGCGGCATGATCAGCCGTGTAACCGATTACTTTATAGGTATCCGATACATCTTCAATAAATTGGCTATTTTTTAGCTCACCTGTATCTACAATGTCCCGAGGTGAGCCAACTACACTACCATTTTTTCGTACAGTCTCCCGTGGCCAGTTCCATTTAGTATCTTCTACCTGAAAGTTAATCTCTTGGGCAAACTCGGACACCATCTCATTAAAAGACTCAATGGCTAATTGTCTTCCTAGATTCCAGTTAATCATTAAAAAATAGCTGTAAGTTATCCTTACAGCTATTATAGCAACTTTAGACTAACCGATTACGGATAGTCAACTCTTATGTCTCGTGGTGAGATATTAATTTGTCTTAAAGACTCAAACAAAAATAACTCATCGTTAATACGTTCTGTGGTTTGTTTACCAATAGTTTCTATGCCTTGAGTTAAAGAATCCGAAAAAGTCTTACAGTCTTGCGTGTAAGTTTTTTGAATAAACCACTGCCCGCAATTGCAGTCTTTCTCGTCTATTATGTATTTTACCTGAAAAGATATATATTTTAAGCCATGATAATTAATATCTGCCGAAAAACTTGAGTAACTTTTCCAAAACTTACACTCTCTTTTACTTGGACTAAGAACGTTTAAAACTTGGTCTTGAAACTCTTGAAATGACAGCATGATACTCCTGTTGATTTATTGACAATCCTAATAAAACTAAAACTTTAGTTGAATATTTCGCTCAATTTGAAGGCATATCAAAACAAAAGATTTGGCGTGTGCGTACTGCCAACTTTGAACATATTCCCTGTTTTCACTTAATAACCCAACTGACCAACTTTGATACTGGCAAGAAAAGGAAATTATTATTCGACTGTCTGTAATGTTTGCAAGATACTCTTCTCCTATAAGAGTATCTTTATGTTGCTCAAATATCCAATTACAATGAGGAAACTTTTGCGTAACTACAGATTGAAACTCTTGAAATGATAGCATAATTACTCCCGTTGATTCGTTGCTGACAACTGATAACTGATAACTGATAACTGACTAATTGTCGCAGGCAACCCGAAAACCGTAGTCGAAGAGCGTTGTTAGATAAGGGATGATCCTGTCACGATTCGCACTGCGACAGATCTTCGGATCGTAGTACCAAGAACCGCCGCGCAGACAACTATCTTCGCACCACTCCCAAACATTACCACTCATGTCATAAAGCCCCCAAGCATTGGGCTTTTTCTGTCCTACGGGATGAGTTGTGTCATTAGAATTTCCCTCATACCAAGCGTAATCTCCTAACTGATTGACATCATCACCAAAATAATAGCGAGTAGTTGTCCCGGCACGACAAGCATATTCCCATTCTGAATTTGTAGGAAGACGATAATTTTTCCCTGTTAGCTGACTCAATTTCTGACAAAAAGCTATAGCGTCGTCATAACTGATTTGTTCCACTGGATTTTGGGGATTGTTTTTAAAGTGAGAAGGATTGGTTCCCATTACCGCTTGATATTGTTCCTGAGTTATTGGATATTTCCCAATAGCAAAACTGTTGACTTGAACTTGGTGTGAAGGCTTTTGATGATTTTGAACATCGGGATCACTATCAGGAGAGCCTACGAGAAACTTACCTGCTGGTAAGCTCACCATTTCTAATGCGACTTGATTGGGTAGTTTTTCGGTCATCGTGAACTCCTTACTCTTAAATGTTTTGTGTTCTAACCCCGCAAGTTTAGCTAACTCAACCAGATCATCTGTATCTGCATTAGCAAGACGCAGGTATAGTTCTTCAACTTCTCGAATAAAATCTGCATCACTCATTTTGTTAGTCCTAAATAGTTGATGATGATAATCGATAACTGATAACTAAACTATCACTTTATTAACTGTTAACAAACTGTTTATCTAGAAACTGTTTATCTAGATCGGCAAGCTGTTTATCTAGCTCTGCCCGCTTGTCGAGCAAAACATCATAGACTAATAACCATTTTTCGTCAGCTTTTCGTAAATCAATTAGCTGACACTGCACACGGAATAGCTGAGTTAAAACATTATGGTATGCGATTCGCTTTTGGTGCGCTTTAAGGTGTTCTAGATCAGATAGCTTGGCTTGAAAAATCGCAATTTGAGATTTTAAGTAGTCTATTTCAGACTGTAAGTCAGCAAGTTGAGAATCAATTTTGTTGATGGTAGCAGTAGTCATAATCGTGAACTCCTTTGTGTGTTTTGGTATATACCCAATATAACAGGGATATGTTTGTATGTCAAGTGTTTTTTTGTTTTTTTTTCAACCGATAACGACGACATCTTTCGGCGTTAGTCATTGAATCAGGGTGGGGAGGTTTTCCTGCCGGATTGCCAGTAAAATGATGATTGCAATCCTTGCATCGGTATCTCTGTTTTCCTGACACAGAGAACCCTTTTTTAGAGATTCTCTGTGATTGACATTTGGGACAATTAAAGAACTCCATAATCTCCTAGTGTAAACATAGCCTCTATGTCTCCTTTTTTTGCTTTTGCTTTTGCTTCTGCTATTGCTTGACGATCTTCCTCGTTCTGTTTTCTTGTTTTGTCATCCATTTTGCGATAGGCTTTTTCGGCTTCTTTGAAACTTTTAAAAACTGAAACGCTACCCCATACTTTGGTCTGATAGCAATCTTGGAATAAACCAGATTGTAAATCTTTTTTAATTTTAAAGATAATTCTCTCGAAAATGGTGTCGGTAACAGCACCTTCAAAACCGACTACATAAAAAGATTTTCCATTAACAGATAAATGTGCTATACAAGCGGCGCGCCCAGTATTGACACAGCCTAACGATTCTGCTCCTACCACATAACTTAGGTGGCGAGATAACTTGTGTTGTAAAGACTGTTCTTTACTGGTCGCTTGTTTTTTGACAGTCTTAACTTGATTGACTGTGACATTGTATGTCTGTAGTTTTTTCATATATTTTTCTGACCAAGCCTTAGCCGCTTCATAGCTACGGCGGTAAGATACTTTATCATCAGGAAAATAGCAAAACCATTTATCTTTATCGACACCAATACCTTTTTTGATTTCAACTTTTTCTGCTACTGCAACGTAGTGACCAGGTGCTTGTCTGTTAAATTTCATCGTAACCTCTTTTGTGTTTGTTGGCATATAACCAATATAACAGGGATATGTTTTCGTGTCAAGTAGTTTGTCAAACTTTTTTATTATCTTTTTGTAGTTCGTAGATTTACCTATGGTTACACTGATCTAATGTCCAAAAATCTCGGAAAATCAAGCCAATAAAGTAATCACACACTTTTTGACGGATGACAACTGATAACTAATAACTGATTACAGCTTCGGATATTTGTCCAGCACTGTTTGTGCTTTCTGATTTAAAGATTGAGTTATTTGCTCAATCTCTTCGTAGAAAATTTGAGCCTTTTTAATTTTAGGAATTTGTGTTGTTTCGATTGGTTGTTTATCGTTAGACATGACTTGTTACCTCTTGTGTTTTGGTTACTTTCTATTGTGGATCGTTCTCCCAGAAATGTCAACTATCTGGGAGAATCTTTTTTGAACAAGTGTACTACTGATAACTGATAACTAGAAACTAACTAATCTCTATGTCGTTAGCGTCAGCAAAGTCATAGATGTCCATGTACCAGTCTTCCCATTCATCAGGGTCAGACAAATTGACTTTATCGACTGACCACCGTCTCGAAAAATATAGTCCTGCTTTCCACTTATCAGGGTATGGATGCTTTGCTTTTTCGGTATCGTTGGGAGTAAGAATAAACTGGAGAATGTCTTTTCCCCATTTACCTTTTTTGATATTGTAAAAACAGGATAAGGCATCAATTAAGTCGTTGCACTCTTGCTGGTAGTCAGCAAAGTTTTCTGGTAATTTAAATTTAGGTTTTTTAGCCTTGTTATCCGTCAGTTTAGGTTCTGATTTGGTTTCTAATTGACTGCTTTTTAGTTGCTTATTTTCCTGTTCCAGTTGATAAATACGAATTTGTAATTGAGTAACAGATTCGTTTAGAACTGTTATTTGATTTGTTTCTCTTTGCAGTAGAAAAACTGTGCATTCAAGATCATGTATTCGTTGCTTTAAGTTTTCAATCCATGCTTCATTGTACTCTTTGTCCTGCTTTAATTCATGAATGCGAGCCGTCAAGTGGTTAATAATCTCAGATCCTTCTTTAATGTCACGCTGTCTGACATTGTGCATCTCTTGAATAGATTGAGTCAATTCAAGATTTTCCCATTCTAAGTTTTGAACTAAATTAGTTAATTCCTGATTCTTTTCCAAAATTACAGGTTCACTTAATAACCGATCAACAAGCGCAACTTGTCGTTTTTCAGAGAAAGATAACTCATCATCGGTCTTTAACTCATTTTCAGTTTCCTGATTTTCTGGAAGGGTGTATTTACAATTATCAAGAGAATCCCACAAATTATCAAATTCAACACAGTCATCTTGATTATAGTTTTCTAGTGCGTCCCAAAGCTTTTGGATGTCATAATTTGCAACAAATAACCCTTGCGTTTTGACCGTAACATAATCACCGTTATCGGTGACTGACAATTTTTCTCCGAAACACTCTTGGTTAATTTGATTGAGGGTGCTTTGGAAAAGCCTGATAATTGTGGCTTTTTCGTAAAGTTCGATATTTGAAGTCATTTTTTTGTCCTCTTGTGTTTGTTTGCCTAGTCTTATCTTACAAAATTCTCCCAATAAAGTCAAGTATGTGGGAAAACTATTTCTGAACAGATGTACTACTGATAACTGATAACTGATAACTGATAACCAACTTAACCTAATCTTCTATCTCCCAATTATTCTCGATGTAGCCAGTATTATCTCTTAATATTTTTACCTCTGAATGTTCGTTGGTTTCAATTGAAGCATTAAGATAAATATCATCGAAAAAGGATTCGGCTTCCTTCCGATTTTTGGCCTTGATAGTTACCTCGATAGTAATTTTCATTGATCCTGTGAATTCTGGCATTTTTGACCCCTTTGTGTTTTTTGGTATATACCTATAATGACAGGTATATGTTTGTATGTCAAGTATGTGGGAAAACTATTTCTGAGCAGATGTACTACGTCTTTGTTTGTAACGTTGGTGTTGATCCTGTTTTCGTTTAGGATCGAGTTCTCGGTGTTCCAAGCAGTACCCAGATTTGTTTCGGGTATTAAGTGCCGTAAATTCACCCAAAACTAAGCAGGCAGCACAGTATTTAGTTTCAGGGATAATCGCTTCTGTAGAAAAGTTGATTCCTTTTTTTGCAATTATCTGAGGAGGTTTATCGCAGATTAAAGCTACTCTTGTCAAACCTATGCCCGATAAAGAGTAATCTTGTAGCTTAACAAGACTCAAGTTAGTGTCAATGTTGTCGATTTTCTGAATAGAAGATTTTAAAACCTCAAAATCTTCTAATTTAAGAGACAAGATTAAGATCATAGTGGTTTTTGTTAGTGTTAATATGAAACGGGAAATTATCCCCGTTTTGACTTAGTTGGTTATTACCAAATGCTATAAAAGTGATAACCGCCTTTTATAGCCTCTACGCCGCTGATTAAGGGTTTATAAGCGGCGTATATCTCTTTTTCCGTCGGCAACTCTAGGGACAAATCAACTAAAGCCGTCACGCTGTAGAGTGTGTCATGACATCCGCGAGCTAAACCCCCCGCAGGAACCTTAACTAGCTCTGAGACATAGATAGTGGTGTAATTTAGAACGTCAGTCATATTATGACCGTGTTTTGTCTGAATAGCTTTTGCTATAAAACTAGCAATTGTGTGACTTTCCCAGTACCATCCGTGGGGACCGATGTAATTATCTTCGTAAATACGAAGATGGTTGGCCTTAAACTTTTTAATAGTTTGTTCTGTGTTCATGATTTATTTTCCTAAGTGAGGTACTTAAATTAAGCAGTTTACTGACTTGCTTAGGTCACTGAATTTTAGACAATATAAACAAGCTTTCGGACTTTTTTGGTTCACCTTCTCTGTTTAGAATAGATACGGTCTGTTTGGTAAATTTTGTGTTATCAATTACTTCTTGAGGCTTATTTACGCAAGCATCTCACAAAAGAGATTTAATTCTAATTGCTTGGTTTTGGGGTCAATTACTTGAGTTTCGGTTATATTGATTTGAGTATCCCTAGATTTATTAATTGCCTTTTCTGGTACTGGTTTCTTTTGAATCAATTCTAATTTACTAACTCTTTCTTTTAAAAATCTGTATTTATTTGATCTTTTTTCCGATCTTTTTATAGAAGCTTCGCTAGGTCTTTTCCACACACCTTTTCCAATAACACGATCTTGATCTGCTTCGCGTTCCAAATCTTCTAGTTCGCTAACAATCTTCAATAACTGTTTTTTAGATTCTTTT